AAGGAAATAATAATGGGCTTATGGGACATTATTAAAGGTTTCATAAAATGGGCGGTAGACAACTTAGGGCAATTCTTCAAACTGTTTTCAACAAACAAGGAAGAGAACCCAGTGCATAAAAACAGCCCAATGGAAAGGGTGGTGGAATTCTACCAAAAAGTGTTCGAGATATGGCAGGAGTTGCCGCCGGAGATACAATCTACTATATCTATCTGCGTCATGATAATAGTATTCTTTGGCTTAATGCAAATGATAAGGACGTGACGAAATGGTAGCGACGACATTCATAGACTGGTTCACTTGGCTTCCTTGGTATCTGATTCTGCTGATGACTATGCCTATATGGATATACGTAATACTGGCGCTGCTGAGATTCATAATCAGCATAGTGGAAATCGTAAAAACGATCATAGTGTGGTGGTAGCGAATGGAAGAAGAAATTGTAAAGAGCGACCTGATCCAGGCGATAGGCGCACTGATAAACGCAGGATGGACGATGCTGTCCGAAATAACGTTCCCCGGGACAGGGATAACGATAAACTACATACTTATCGGAGCGTTCATAGCGTTCTTCGGAATTAGGATATTCGCATATACGATGCGTATGAGCGTAAACACTGGGGGGCTAATCGGCGACGCGCAGAAGATGAGACGCAACGAAAAAACAGGAAAGAAGAAATAAAAAATGAAAACAGAATTACAAGTGGCGATTGAAGAAATCATAGGCGAGTACGAGCCGATAGAAAGGGAAGTAACAAATTATCACGTAGAAAATTTGTTGACGATTGACGCAAGCGGAAATCAGGAGATACAGACGGTGATAACGGAATACCAGACGACAGAAGCGATATTCAACTGGACGTGGGCAGCTGGGGTACTGTTATTCACGATAGTGTTGTACTCGCTTCTGAGATGCATAGGAGGTGTGTTGAAATGGAAACTATGATGGAATTCAGCATAAAGCTGATGAAAGCGACAGCCGACTTCCTCATGACAGAACCGATATATTACATAGTGGGCGTGATCGTGTTCTGCTTCGTGGCAAAAGCGTTCACAATGATCATAAAGCAGTAATCAGCGCAGCCGGCTGCGATGATATATAGAATGAAAGAAAGGAAAGAAGATGGCTACAATTATCACCACAGTAAGCAGCGTCGTAACCGCTGCGGCAGGCTGGGCGAAAGACTTCGGAGAAATGGTCGTGGAGACCCCGATCCTCTTGCTGTTCGTCTGCATTCCCCTCGTGGGGCTGGGCATAGGGCTGTTCAAGCGGCTGCTCAACGTATCTTAATCAAGGCGCGGTAGGATAGCAACAAACCCGGCATGGCGGCACTCCGCCAAAAATGCGGAGTGCCGCAAAGGGGATATATGAAAAAAATAACAAAAAGAATAATTGAAATTATCGTGGCGATGATAAAATCAATCGGCAAACCTCAGTATAAACTATACGTATACTTCGGAGTGCCGGGGTCGGGAAAGACTACGTTTGCTGCATGGATAGCGAAGCGAGTCCTTAAAAAAGGCGGCGAAGTATGGTCGAACGTGCCGATAAAAGGGACATATGTATTAAATACTGAGACGGACATAGGGCATTACATGATCGAGGGAGGACACGTAATAATTGACGAAGCTGGCATAGAGTACAATAACCGAGACTTCAAAACATTCCCACGGCCAGCCCTGCACTTCTTCAAACATCACAGGCACTATAAAACAAATATACACATATTTTCACAGGGCTACGATGATATGGACAAAAAGCTGAGGACATTAGCAACGTCGCTGTTCGTAATACGCAAGTCACTTATACCGTTCTTCATAAGGCGGTATCAGATATCAAAAAAAGTGGGAATAAACGAATTAACGAAAGAAATATGCGACGAATACTACAAAAGGCCGCTAAGCAGCAAATACATATTCAGTCCGGCTACGTGGCATATGTTCGATACTTATTCAATCAAGGAACTGCCAGGAAAATTCTGGAAAACATGGAATTAAAAATAGAAAGGAAAACAAAAAAATGCAAACTTACGAAATCATAGGCATCAGGGATGCAACGTTCACGCCTAAGGACAGTGACAGGGAAATCAAAGGTACTACACTGTTCGTGACAACCGAACAGAAAGGCACAACAGGGTTAGCCTGCGAAAGACTGTTTGTAAAACAGTCTGCAATGGAAACTTGCGGCAAACTCGAACCAGGGCAGACGATCGCCCTAAGCTACAACCGCTGGGCGAAGATCGAAAACGTAGATGTTATAGCACAGAAGTAAACAAAGCACCAGACCAAAGCGCAAGCACGCAACCCCCGTCCAAACCCCCGTATGAACCTTGACAATAAAACCCCGGCTTTAGCCGGGGCGTTAGTGGGGCTTTAGACGATTTTTTGCGGAGCAAAAACCATCGGCTTAGCCCCACTTACGACAGGAAAACAA